AGCGACGCCCGCGCCAAACGACCTCATGGAGCTATGCAATCATAGCGAGTTCTTGGGCGTTATGTCGTCGGGCGAAATGCTCGCGACGTTCTTTGTCCACGATGGCGGAGAGATGCGAAAATGGCGGCTGAAAGGTCATGCAGTGCATGATTTCTGGCAGTGGGTAGCAAGTTGGAGCGTCATGCTCACGAACCCTGCCGACCTCGGATATGATGGCGGGCGTTACAACCTTCCGCCGCTGCACATATCACAACACACCGTACACACGGAGAGACAGCCCGATGCACTTTTTGCGATTGAGGCGCTGACATTGCAAGAACGCCAACAGGCACGGCGAGACAGCGTGCAGGATCGGGCGCGGGAATGCGCCGCACTTGTGAACACGGACACGGATCAATGGCTCGTATGGTGCAATCTCAACAGCGAAGCCGACGCACTGAAAGCACTCATCCCCGATGCCGTCGAGATCAGCGGAAGCGATCAGCCGGACGTAAAAGAGCGGGCGGCGGTGGATTTTGCCGCCGGGAGGATTCGCGTCCTCATCAGTAAGCCGCTTATTTTCGGCATGGGACTCAATTTTCAGCGTTGCCATAAAATGGCGTTCGTCGGACTCTCGGACAGTTTCGAGCAGTATTATCAATCCGTGCGCCGCTGTTGGCGATTCGGGCAGGAGCATCCCGTCGACGTGCGCATCATCACGGCGGACACAGAGGGCGCAGTTGTGGAGAACATTCAGCGCAAAGAAAAACAATTCGAGGAGATGCTGAGCGGAATGATCGCTGTGACGCAGAACATCACGAAGGACAATATCCGTTCGACCGCGCGGCAAACCACGGGATACAATCCACAGGAAATCATGACACTGCCCGCATGGCTGAAGCCGTGGGCGGCGTAAGGAGGGTAAAATGGAGAACGTCAAAGTATTGGGACAAGACGCGGGGAATATGTGGCACATCTATCACGGGGACTGCGTGGAGGTCGCACGAGGATTGCCGGAGAACAGTGTGGACTTCATCATTTTCTCACCACCGTTTGAAAGCCTGTATGTATTTAGCAACAGCAACCGCGACATCGGCAACTGCCGGACAAGCATGGAGTTCGCGCGTCATTTCCGCTTTTTAGCAAAAGAGCTTTACCGCATCCTTACGCCGGGGCGCTGCATGAGCGTCCACTGCATTGATCTCCCACTCACGAAGAACAGGGACGGCGTGATCGGACTGCGCGACTTTTCGGGGGCACTTGTACGCATATTCGAGCGGGCGGGATTCGTCATGCACACGCCGCGCGTTACCATCCGCAAAGACCCTGTGACCGCTATGCAGCGCACAAAGGCAATCGGGCTTTTGTGGAAACAGGTCAAGAAAGATTCCTGCCTCTCGCGCATGGCGATTCCGGACTACCTGCTGACATTCCGCAAGCCGGGCGACAACCCGAAGCCCGTTCATCATACAAGCGAGGAGTTTCCCGTCAAACAGTGGCAGCAGTGGGCGGAGTGCGTATGGCCAGACATCAATCCATCAAACACGCTGCAGCGGGCGAGTGCGCGGGACGAAGAGGATGAACGGCACATTGCACCGCTTCAGCTGCAGGTCATCGAGCGGGCAATCACGATGTGGACGAATCCCGAGGACGTTGTGTTTACGCCGTTCATGGGGATTGGATCGGAAGCATATCAGGCAGTCAAAATGGGACGCCGCGCCATTGGGATTGAACTGAAGGACTCCTACTACGCGCAGAGTGTGAAGAACCTGCAGCGGGCGGAGGAACAGCAGTTTTCAGAACAGGCATTATTTGCATAAGGAGGAGCACACATGAAGCGTTATTATGTATCTCATCCATTCACGGGTGACGAGAAAGCGAACCTTGCAGATGCAGAGCGCATCCGCGCCGAACTGAAAGCTCGCCATCCGCATATCTGCTTTATGAATCCGCTCGGAATGTTTGGCGATGAAAACGCGGACTATTGCACGGCACTCGCCGATGCTCTGGAACTCCTCTCATGCTGCGAAGCGATCATCCTTTGTCCCGGGTGGGAGAAATCCACAGGATGCAGGGCAGAAAAGGCGTATGCCATCCACACGGGCATCAAAATCCACTATCTCGATGAATTTCTGAACAGAATAAACGCAGGACTGACGAACGATGAGTTTTGCCGATTAGTCGACAGTGCGCGCGAAACCGCAATGGCGACTGTCATTGTGACAGTGTACGACCATCCGAAGGATTTCCCGCATGGATACGTTGCCAGAATGCACATCAGCGCGAACGGCGGAAAAACAACGTACGTGCCGCCGACGATCTACATCGGACGGGAGACGCTTGACGAAGTGCGTGCGGCAATCCCGCCGGATATGGTCAAAATGATGCGCCATCCGCAGGATGATCCTGTTATCCTCGAGACGTATGTGTAAGGAAGGGAAAACATGGCGGAGAATCAGGAAATGTCCGAATCGGACAAAATACGGAGGAGGTTGAAGCATGGGGCTAAGTAAAAAGGATTTGCAGGAGATTCGAAGCGTTTTCAGCGATGAAATTCAGAAACTGAAGCCGCCCGCGCGATACCGCGCAAAGGATCTCTCCAAACTCACGAAAAAGCGACTGTACGCCTATCCACTTCTCAAGATCAACATTGAGCGTTATAAGGCGGACATTGAGGATATCAAAAAAGAGGACATGGGGAAGTCAAAGAGCATCGTCATGTTCTCTCCGTCATCCAAAGGTGGCGAGCGTCCAACATTGGAGGAGCTGCGCGAGGCAAAGATCATGATCGTGGAGCGAAAAATCGCCCGCGACGAAAACGAGATCAGAGAAATCGATGCGGCACTATCGGCAATCCGAGATGACGAATACTTTCCGATCATCGAAATGAGCTTCTTCCAAAAAATGAGCGAGGATGAAATCTGCAATGCTCTTAAATGCGCGAATGCAACGGTATGGCGGAACAAGGGGAGGCTGATCGACATCATGAATACAGCCCTCTACGGGGCGGACTGCAATGAAATTTTAGGGTGAAAAAAAGATGAAGTTTACATGGTGAGGTTTTAGTGCTATACTATGCGCATGGGAAAAGTACGCCCAAAAGACATCGCTATAATGGCGGTGTCTTTTTCTATGCGCAAAAAGGAGGCTCTGCGATGGAGAATATCAAGGTGCATTGCTCCTATACGGAGCTTGTTGATCCCGAAATGCTCGTGCCGAATCCGAGGAATCCAAATCAGCACCCGAAGCGGCAGATTGAGCTACTGGCGAAAATCATCCAGACGCAAGG